CTCGGAGTGGTTCCACACGGACGGCGAGACGCGCATGGTCCGAGTCGTGGACTACTGGTATACCGTGCGCGAGAGTCGCGAGCTCGTCACGTTCACAGACGGCCAGTCGGAGCGCGTGGAGTGGGCCGACGAGGTGGACGATCTGCCGGACCTCGACGGCTGGCAGGAAGTGGAGGACTCGCGCCGCACGGTTGTCGAGAAGCGCATCAAGTGGGCGAAACTGGACGGCTGCGACGATGACGTGCTGGACGACACCGATTGGCTCGGGCCGGACATGCCGATCATCGAAGTCGTCGGCGAAGAACTGCAGCCGCACGACAAGGAACGGCGCCGTGAGGGCATGGTCCGGTCGATGCGCGCCCCAGGCTACGGGTTCAACGTCATGGTGTCGAGGTGGCTGGAGCTGATCGGCCTTGCGCCGCTCGTGCCGGTGATGGTGGAAGAAGGAACCATCGAAGGCTACGAGGACTGGTGGGTCGCAGCGAACACGCGCACGCTGCCGTATCTGCCCTACAAGCGCACAAATCTCGACAATGGGCAGGCGAATCCTCCGACCGTGCCTCCGTCGCGCAATCCGCCGATCGAAGCCGTCGCGGCCTCGGTGCAGATGTTCGACGAGTCCATCCAGAGCACGAGCGGCATTCACGCGTCGGCGCTCGGGGAAGCGGCGCCGTCTGTGCGCAGCAAGCGGCAGAACGCGCAGCTCATTGAGCAGTCGCAGAAGGGCGTCAGCCACTTTCTGGACAACCTGCAGCGGTCTATTCGCTACGAGGGGCAGGTAATCAACAACCTGCTCTATCCCGTCTACGGTCGCCCGGGCCGACTCGCGCGCATCGTGAACGCGGAGGGCGACGCCGAGACGGTGCTGCTGCACACGCCGATGGTGATGCATGGCGGGAAGCCGATGCCAGCGCCGCAGGGGCATCCGAATCCGCAGACCTACACGCTCACGAAGGACGCGAAGTTTAACGTCATTGTGAAGGTGTCGAAGAACTTCGACTCGCGGCGTGAGCAGGAAGCCACGATCATCGGGGAACTGCTCGCGGCGAATCCGGAGTTGATGACGTGGTTCGGCGATCTGTTCTTCCAGAACCAGGACGGCCCCGGACATCAGCAGATGGCGGATCGCGCGAAGGTCATGCTCGCGCCACCGATTCAGCAGATGCTCGCGGCGAAGGCGAGCGGGCAGAACGTGCCGCCGGAAGTGCAGGCACAACTCGCGCAGGCGCAGCAGCAGATTCAGCAGTTGCAGGCGGAACTGCAGAAGGCAGCGAAGCCTACGGCCGTGGAAGAGATTCGGCAGCAGGGACAGAGCGAGCGGACGCACCTTGAGCTGTTGGCGGATCGGGAGAAGCTGCACATCGAGTCCGAGACAAAGATCGCGGTCGCGGAACTCGGCGCGAAGGTCGATCGGTTGGCGCTGTTCCTCGAAGAGCGGGCGCGCATCGGCGTGCAGGATCACGCGGTCGGGATGGCGGCGATGGATCAGGCGCACGAGTCGGCAGAAGCTGCAGCGGGCCGTGAGGACGGCGCGGCGCAGGCGGACGCGGCACGCGCGCACGAGGCAGAGATGGCGGCGCAGGCAGCGCAGCAGCAGCCGGAGGCGGGCGCATGAGCCTCGCGGGGCTCTACCGCGTGCAGGTGCTGGCCGACGCGCTCATGACGAAGCCGCGCTATCGCCGCTGGGCGTCCGCGCCGCTGCTCGTCGTGCGCTATCGGCGGATCGGGATGCCGTGGTTCATTGCGCTGCGGATGGTGCGGATTGTCATGACGGGGAGGCGGCATGCCTAAGTTCCATCATCCGCTGCTCTGGACTACCAAGTATGGGGAGAGGCGCATTCGATTCAGGAGCGTCAGCCTTTGGATTTCGTCGCGCTGGCGCCTTGGTGTGGTGACTCCTCGTAATGGTCTTACGCACGACATCATGATTGACCGTGATTGCCTCGTTTTCTGTTGCGGTAAATTTCGCCTGTCTGTGCCTACTGGAGCCTGATCGTGCCTAAGTTCCTCGAACAAAAACTCCGCGCCGAATACGGCAACAACGACAGGGCCGTCTACGGGACGCTCAACGCCATCGGGGCTATGCACGGCAACAAGGAAACCGCGAAAGGCAAGGCGATGGAGAAGAAGCACGCGAAGGACGCGAAGCGCAAGCGATGAGCGCCGACATCCAGTCCCTCGTGGCCTCTCTGCAGGACGCGCTCGGCATCCGCATCGCGTGCGGACAGATCACGCTGAACATGAACGACGGGCGCATCGAGAGCGTGGAGACGAAAACAAAACAGCGCGTCACGACGCTTAGGGATCACGTCCATGCGTGGCGCTACGACATGAACGCGGGAATTCAACGGTGTCCATGTGGCGCCGATCGAAAGATTTGACAAAATCCGCAACCTAGCGGATATTTAGCGCACCTACTGCCCGACCGCACCAAGCGAGGGCCGGTTTGCACTCACGATGAGCGCAGATCGGCCCTTTTTGCGTTTTGAGGGATATGCCGCACACCGGAATTTGGCGATTCGCGCTCCCGCTGATGGACGTCGAAGGCGGCGGAGCTGTCATCGAGACGCCCGCGCCGGTCGAAGTCGTCGATACCGGCGGTGACGATGACGGCGAGTCGCTGGACGCCCACGAAGCGGCGTTCAGTTCCGGCGCCAAGCGCGAGAAGCCCTCGCCGCAGGCTGCGGAACCAGTCGCGAAGCCGGAATCCGCCGAGCGCGACGAAACGGGCAAGTTCAAGCCGAAACACCGCGCGAAAAGCCAGCAGGCCAGCGCCGACGACGTGCCGCGCATCGCGGAACTCACGCGGAAGCTGCGCGAAGCCGAGCGCGAGCGCGACGAAGCGCGCCGCACCACTACGCAGACGCAGGAACCTGTCCGCGAACAGCCGCGCGCATCGTCTGCCGCTGCGACGTTCCCGACGTGGGACGAATACGTTGCCATCAAGGGCAACGAGGGCAAGTCCTGGGAGCAGTATTCCGACGAGCGCACCGACTGGCGCTACGACCAGCGCCGCGCGGCGGAGCGCGCCGAAGAGGCGCAGCAGGCCGAAACGCGCAGCCATCGCGAAGTCGTCACGAAGTATCTCGACCAGCTCGAGGACGCGCGGAAAGCCTACGCGGATTTCGACGACATCGTGGGCGAGCACGCCGAACCGATTCCTGTCTCTGACGTCGTGGGCCGCGCCGCGCTCGAAGTCGGGCCGCGCGCGTCCTACTACCTCGCCACGCATCCCGAGGAACGCGAAGCCTTGAGCCGAGATACCGCCATCGCGGCGGACACACCCGGTTTCAAGGCGGCCGTCGCGGGCGTGGCGCGCTATCTGAAGTCCCTCGTTGCCGCTGAGCAACGCCCGTCTCCCTCTTCGCGTGCGGCGGCTGCTGCGACCGGATCAGCCCCCATGCGTGGTCCAACCCTGTTGCCCAAGCCGCCGAATCCGGTGCGGACGGGCACGGTGCGCAGCGCTGAGGCGCTGCCCGGCGACGATGCTCCGCTTGAGGAGCACGAACGGGCGTTCTATCGTCCGTCCCGTCGCGCGTAGATAGGGCACGCACATGGATTCATTCATTACCCCGACGTGGGTCACGAAGGACACGGCGGTCAACTTCAAGAACAACCTGAAGCTGATCGGCCTGTTCGACCGCACGTGGGAAAAAGGCGCGTGGGGCAACAAACCGCAGGGCGCACAGATCGGCGACACCGTGCAGGTCCGCATCCAGCAGCGGTGGCAGGTCAACGAGGGCCAGGCGCTCGTGCAGCAGTCGATTCTCAACCAGACCGTCCCGCTGACGATCAATCACCAGTTCCAGATCGGCATGGGCTGGTCGAGTTCACAGGATGCGCTCGAAGTCGAAGAGGTGCAGGACCGCTACACGAAGACCGCCGGACGCCGGCAGGCGAACAAGTGGGACGTGACCGCGGGCAAGGAAGTCTACAAGTCGGTCTACTTCTCGATCGGACAGCCGGGCGTGCCGCTGTCGGACAACAAGACGTGGACCGATGGCGTCGCGCTGCTGGCGAACAACGCCGTTCCGGACGATGAGCTATTGGCAGTGCTGGACCCGCTGTCTCAGAGCGCGATTGTCAATCCGAACTTCGCGCTGTTCCAGCCAAAGAACGACTACTTTAAAAAGGGGCAGTTCTCCGGCTCGGCGCTCGGCGTGGACCAGTGGTATACGACTCCGAGCATTCCGACGCACACGACCGGCACGTTCACGGCCTCGACGCCGGCCGTCAACGCCGGCAGCCAGACCGGCTCGACGCTGGCGACGGACGGCTGGGGCACCTACGCGCTCAAAGCGGGCGACGTGTTCACGCTGGACGGCGTCTACGGCATCAACCCGGAGTCCTACGAGTCCACCGGGCAGTTGCAGCAGTTCGTCCTCACGGCGGACGTGTCGGGGTCGAGCACGGCTACGCTGTCGTTCTCGCCGTCGATCATCCCGAGCGGGCAGCTCCAGACGGTGAACCAGTCGCCGGCCGACAACGCCGCGATTTCGTTCCTTGGCTCGACGGGCACGGTGGGCGCGACGATGGCGGCGCAGTCCTCGCGACAGTCGCTGATGTTCAACCCGGCCGCGTTTGCCTTCGCGATGGTGGACCTGCCCGACAAGCTCGCGGGCGCGAACGCCAAGACCGTGGGCGACCGCGCGACGAAGATTTCGATGCGCTGGGTCGAGCAGTACAACATCCAGACGGACCAGAACCCGTCGCGCGTGGACACCTTGGGCGGCATCGCGCCGATTCTGCCCTATTTCGCCCTGCGGGCGTGGAGCTAAGGTCATGTCCCTCACTCAGACCACTCTCTCATCGGCGTGTGCCATCGACGATTCCAAGCTCGTCGTCGCGGCCTCGACTGGCGTCGCGGTCGGCTACAAGATCCGCATCGACGGCGAGGTCTATCAGGTGTCGAAAGGCTACGTCGCAGGTTCGACCACGGTCCCCGTTCTGCGCGGGCAGGAAGGCACCGTTGCGGCGGCGCATCCGGCGAGCGCCAAGGTGCTCGTCGGCGCGGCCTCAGACACCGAATGGGGCACGATGCCGGCCGGGGCGCCGGTCATTTACCCCGTCGCCGGCAAGGCTGTCGTGACGGCCAGCTACTCGGCGTCGGGGGCCATCACGCTCCCGCAGCCGGGGTCGGACGTCGTCGCGTATCTCAACGGCACGTCCGTGCTCGCGATGACGATTGCGGACCCTGGCAAGGCGCTGGACGGCTCGAAGCTGTCGATCCGGGCCAACGGGGCGGCGGCGCACACGCTGACGTTCGCGTCTGGTCTCAGCGGTGCGGGCAGCAACTACGACGTCATCACCATGAACGGCACGGGGCCGATCTCGCTCGACGTCGTCGCGGTCAACGGGCTGTGGCACGACCTCGTGCAGACGCCGATGGCAGGCACGGTCACGAACATCACCGGCACCGTCGCGTAATTCGACGCGGGGGCGTTGCGACGTCCCCGCTTTTCTTCTCAGAGGTGCTTTACGGCAGAACTCCCGAACGTCGCAGGCGTGCAGCAGGAAGTCGAATCCAACCCGTCCACGGGCGGCATCGATCGGCACTTCAGTGTGCCCGGTGGCGTGTTCCACAACCCCGCGGGCGCCTACGCGCGTGAAATGGCGAAGTGGGAGATGGGCTGGAGTCCGTTCGGGCCTCCGGGGCGTCCCCGCGAGCGTGTGGGGCATCAGGCGTATCCGTGCCGGATGTATAAGGTCAGGCGTGCCGATCTGGGCGGCGACGTCGTGATCGAGCACTCGGCCGATGCGGCCGACGAGGCGCAGGAGCGCAATTTCCGATCCCGCGGCTACTACAACGGACTGGCGGAAGCGGCGACCGCGCTCGAAGCGCGCGAGCAGGATGCGGCGCGTCTCGCGGCCGAACGTGCGGCCAACGAGCGCCACATGTCCGACGCGGCCCGCGCCGAAGCGGCGGCGGCTGACGACGCGCATGACGGCCATCTGGCCGCCGTGCCGGAAACCCCAATCCAGCGCCGCGTGCGCAAGGAGTAGCGGATGGCTGACGAACCGATCGAGCCGGAGGACGTGAAGTCCCCGCCGAATCCCGAGCCGGAACCGGAGCCGGAGAAGGCGTCGAAGAAAAAGTAGTCCTGTGTCTCCCGCATCCCGCGGGGTGTCTCGCCCGGGCAGGCCGGGCGGTGTCGAGGAGTGGTCATGAATACGATCTCGGGCGGCGGCGCCTTTACCGCCAAAAACATCAAGGATATCAACGGCAACTTCGCGCTGTTGCAGGCGCTCGTCATCGGCAGCGGCGGAGTGCTTATCTGGTGCAATCCGGCGGTCGGGTCCGATGCGACCGCGGACGGGTCGCAGGAGAAGCCCTACGGCACGCTGGAGTCCGCCTACGGCAAGGGCCGCAACGGCAAGAACGACGCCATCCTGCTCGTCGGCACGGGCGCGGCGGGTGGCTCGGCGCGCGTCAACGCGGCGTTCACGTGGGCGAAGGACGCGCTGCACCTCATCGGCATCGCATCCCCGGTGCTCTACTCGCAGCGTGCCCGCATCGCGCCGAGCTCGGGCACGACGGCCTTCACGCCGTTTTTCACGATCAGCGGCAACGGCTGTGTGTTCCAGAACATCCAGTGGTTCGGCGGCTTCTCGACGGGCACGACGTCGCAAATCTGCATGGTGCTCACCGGCTCGCGCAACTACTTCCTCAACTGCGCGATCGACGGCATGGGCGACAACGAATCCGCGCAGTCGGCGGGGTCGCGGTCGCTGAAGATCGGCCTCGCAGGGTCCGGAGAAAACGTGTTCCAGTCGTGCTCCATCGGCGTGGACACGATCACGCGCACGCAGGCGAATGCGTCCGTCGAGTTCACCGCCGACGCGGCGCGCAACGTGTTCAAGGACTGCCTGTTCCCGTTCATGACGAGCGCGGCCGGCGTGCTGGGGATTCTCGGCACGGGCGCGGCTTGCATGGACCGGCATCAGATTTTCGACAACTGCATCTTCGTGAACGCCATCAAGTCGACGTCCACGACGATGACGGTGCTCGCCAGCCTCACGTCGGCCTCGCCGGGCGGCCTGATGATTTTCAAGCAGTGCATCCTGCTCGGCATCGGGGAATACGGGGACACGAACGGTCTCGCGAACTCCTACATCGACGGGTTCACGGGCGCGGCGGCGACCAGCGGCATCGCGGTCAACCCCTCGTAAGGACGGCCCATGCCGGCCACGACCGCACAAGGCATCATCGACGGCGCATTTCAGACCGTGGGCGTCGTGGCGCAAGGGGACTCCCCGAGCTCCGCGCAGTCCACGGATGCCTTGCGCCGTCTGAATCTGATGCTGGGCGGTTTGAAGCTGCAGCCGCTGACGCAGGGCGTCGTCTCGCGCGAAGTCTTTCCCCTCACGGCCAACGTCGGCGTCTACACGATGGGACCGGGCGGGGACTTCGACACCACGCGCCCGATCGCGCTCGAAGATGCCGCGATTCTGCTGAACAGCCAGGGCACGCCCGCGTCGGCCACGCTCGCCCGCAGCGGCTACGTCGTGACGGCGACGGTCGCGAGTCACGGCGGGAGCACGGGCCAGAACGTCACGATTCACGGGGCCGCACAGGCCGACTACAACGGGACGTTCCCGATTACGGTCACGGGCGTGAATACGTTCACCTACATCATCGACGCGAGCACCGCGACGACGCCCGCGACGGGCACGATTACGGCCTCGCTCGAGTCCAACGGCAACAGCATCGTGGAAGTGCCGCGCGCGGTGCTGACGGATGACGCGTGGGCGGGCATCCGCATCAAGTCGCTGACGAGCGCGCAGTTCACCGTCGTGTATCTCAACGCGACCTATGCGGCCGATCTCGCGACGATCAACCTGTGGCCGATTCCGAACGTCGCGACCAATTCGCTCGTGCTCTACCGGAATCAGCCGCTGACCTACTTCGCCTCGTTGTCGGCGGGCTACTCGTTGCCGGACGGGTGTGAGGATGCGCTCGAATACAACCTCGCACGGCGGCTTCTGACGCCCTACGGCATCGTGGACCAGAGCATAGTGTCGGACGTCATCGACATGGCGCGGACGACGCTGGCGACGTTCAAGCGCGCGAATACCAAGCTCGTGGACATGCCCACCGATCCCGCGCTCACGCAGGACCCGGCGGGCGGCTACAACATTCTCACCGGAACAGGCGGAGGGGGCGGATTCTAATGACTATCAGGAGACTACTTGCGGCGGCGATCGGCGTGATCGTTTTGTGGACGGCGCCACTCGCGCAGTCTCTGCCGCCAGGCACGCAGGCACTCACCGCGCAGTTCTCGGCGTCGTGCGGCGCGACGACGTGCGCCTCGTGGGCGATGGGGTCTGTGCCCGTCGTGACGCTGAACATCACCGGGACCTATTCCGGGACGATTACCTTCAAGGGGTCCAGCGACGGCGGGAACACGTATTTCACGATCACCGTCACGGACCTTTCGACGGGCAATCCGGCCACGACGACGACCACGACGGGCCAGTTCGCGATGCCCAACAGCGGGCTGACGCATGTGCAGGCGCGGATGACCACGTGGGCCAGCGGCGGCGCGAACGTCTCGGCGATCAGGGGGTTCGTCGCTGCCAAGCAACTCCCTTTTTCCTCGGCCAACCCGGTCCCCTGCGCGAGCGGGGGGACGGGCCTCACGAGCTACGCGGTCGGTGATCTGATTTACGCGTCGGCGTCACCCTGCACGCTCTCGAAGCTTGCGGATGTGGCGGCGGGGTCGTATCTGCGCTCGGGCGGCGTCACGACGGCGCCGCTGTGGAGCACGACGACGCTGCCGAACAGTGCCACGGCCGGCGATCTCTTGCATGCATCAGCGTCGAACGTCTACAGCAATCTCGCAGACGTCGCGACCGGTTCAGTGCTGATTAGTGGAGGCGCTGGCGTGGCGCCCGCGTGGAGCGCGAATCCAACGCTGACAAGTGTCGTTTTCAGTGGCGGGTCTGTGTTGAACGGCGCAACCGCCAACGTCATTGAGCAACGCAATGGATCTAACTTCCAAAAGTCTTATATCTACAAGACGTTCACGGACGCCAGCAACTACGAACGTCTCAAAATAGGCCAAGACGCTGGGGTCTCGAACACATTCATCATCGGGGCTGAGGCTGCGGGCACAGGCGTAGTGCGCGGGATCGGCCTGTCTGGTGCGACGCTTGGATGGTATATCGCCGGGATAGGCAATGCCTGGAACATGAACAGTTCCGGCCATTTCGTCGCGGGAACCGACAACACCTATGATTTTGGCGCGAGTGCGGCGACGCGGGCGCGCACGGGTTATTTCGGCACGTCTGTGGTCGCGCCTCTCTACAGCTCCAGCGCGTCGTCTGTGCTTTCGATCACCTCTAACGTGCTCACGCCCACGTCAACATTTGCGCACGTCGGTGCTGGGTTGATCAAGACCATCACCGTTCCGTCGGCATGCACACCAACCTGCGCGATCTATCTCGTGCCTGACGCGGCCTATACCTACGATGCGACCGGCAACGTCGTCGTGCCTGCGGGCGGAGGCACGGCTGTCGTCAACAAACTCATGATCTTTATGTGGGACGGCACGAAGTGGACGCCCAGTTACTAGACAAGGACACACGCATGACCACTAAGCGCTTCGCACTCGATGCCTGCCTCTCCGTCCTCCTGTGCGTGGGTATCTCCGCCGACACCTCGCAGACCTACGGGCCTCTCACGCAGTCGCCGGTCTTTCGTCTGCGCGTGCAGTTCATCACGGCGCAGCAGGCGCCAGTCGTGCTGACCGAGGCGGCAACCGGCAGCTACACCGCCGCCTGTCACACGCTCCGCGCAAACTTGGCGGCGGCACTCGCGCGGAACCCTCAAGCGTATGTGGACGTGTTTGCGGCGCACCTTGTCACCAACGTCAACGTGACCGGTGGCGGCTCGCTGACCGGGACGCTAGCGGCCGGGACGCTGGACACCCCCGCGACAGACGCTGCGTTGCTCGCAGCCGTTGCTTCGCAGTGGTCAACCGTCGCGGGCTGCATCACCAATCCTTGAGACATGCCGCGCTATCCCGGCTTCATCGGCCCCAGCTACGTCAGTCAGTCGATCGTGGCGGCGGATGACCAGTGTGTGAACTGGATTCCGGCGAAGATCGAATCCGGCACGGGCGCGGCGCCGTATGTCTACGATCCCGCGCCGGGATTCTCGCTCAAAATCAATCCAGCGAACGTCGGCGGCACGCGGGCCAGCTACACCATCAACGATACGTGCTACATGGTGCAGGGCGATCGGCTGCGCAGTGTGGTGATTGGCGGATCGTCGTCGGTGACGGATCTCGTCGTGATCGGCGGATCGGCGCCGGCTCTGGCGTCTATTGCGGGGAATGGCGAGGGCGGCAATCAGATCATGGCCGCCGATGGCAGCGGCTCGGGAGAGATGTTCTGGTACAACACCGTCACGCTGGCGAGCGGTGCGATCGCGTCGGTCAACGCGCATGTCCTCGCGTTCATGGACGGCTATTTTATCGGCCTGAACACATCCACCGCGACGATCTACGTCTCGGCGCTCGAAGATGGCACGTCGTGGGACCCACTAGACCTCGCACAGCGCAACGACTCGGCCGACAAGTGGCGCACCATGATCGTGCGGTCCACGGAACTATGGCTGTTCGGATTCACCACAACGAGCATCTACTACAACGATCCGACCGCCGAATTTCCGTTCGTGCCGAATCCCAACATTCAACTACAGCGCGGGATTCGTGCGCCGCTCTCGCTCTGCCTTCTGCAGGGATCGCCGATCTGGCTGGCCGACGACGGCACGGTCCGCTATGCGCAAGGCTACACGCCTGTGCGCGTCTCGAATCACGCGCTGGAATACGCCATTTCGCAGATGGCGATCTCTGGAGATGCGGACGCCTTCACCTATCAGGAGCAAGGCCACTCGTTCTATGTGCTGAACTTCCCGAACGGTGGCAGCGCAGGCTCGACGTGGGTCTACGACCTCGCCAGCGACTTGTGGCATCAGCGTGGCGTCTACAACGCGGGCGTTTTCGACGTGTCGCCCGCGATCTTCGGCCTGAATATCACCCAGCACGAGAGCACCAACGAGCCGAACATCATCGTCGGCAGCCGAACCAACAGCAAAATCTACCTCCAGTCGCAAACCTACGCGACCGAGTTCGATGGCACCACAGGTATCACGCGGCGACGGCGGGCGCCGAACCTCGTGGCTGAACTGAAGCGCGTCATCTACGACCGCTTCGAGCTGTTCATGGAAGTGGGCACCGCGAATGCTGCGCCTCCGGGGGATACGCCCACGGTGCTGCTGCAGTGGTCCGACGACGGCGGCCACACGTTCAACAGCGGGATCTCGGTCTCGGCGGGTCTGCACAACGCATGGAATACGCGCGTGTTCTGGCAGAAGCTCGGCATGGCGCGCAACCGCGTGTTTCAGGTGACAGTCTCTGATCCGATCCAGTGGCGTCTCGTGGATGCGTTCCTTGAGACGCGGCCGGGGGCGTCGTAAATGGCGACCAAGGTCTACACAGACGCCGAGATTGATTTCGTCTCTGCGACGGGCGCGGCTGGGAATTGGGCGACTGTCGCGGCTGGCTGGACCGGGATGAACGGGGACAGCGGCGTCGTGACGGGCGGCACGGGCAGTCTGTTGCTCGTGTTTGGCGAACCGCACGACGACGGGTCGCTACCCACTGATATCCGTTTCAGCAATGTCCGGATCGAGTTCGATTACTCGGTCGTCAACGTCGGCGGACTGACACCGGAAACCTTCATCGACACGGCGAGCTTCGGCACCCTCGTCAGCGGCACCGCCACGCAGGGTCCAGGCACCACGACGGGCCATCTCGTATTTGACGTCAACCCCACGTTCTTCGGCGGGGGATCGGGCGGCAGCCGATCTGATTTCTTCACAGGCGGCGTGCTGGCGTGGCAACTCTCCCGAGAGCCGGGCGGCACGGCGACGTCCACGCACGTCACGATCACCAACTACACCGCTACGTTGAGCTACGTTAGCCTCTCGACTGGCTGGATCGTCAAGGTCAACGGGCTGTCGAATCCGACCGGATCAACGGACGGATCCGGGCTTCCCGATCAGGCGTTTCTCCCGGGTTCATCGCTCGCCGGCACTATCGACTTGCCCATCTACGACACGGCGGGCGCGTTCATCTTCGTTGATGGGGCCGCTGCAGTCGATGTGGCGGGCCTCCCGGCTGGATTCACTCCTGACGACGCCTACAGCATCTGGAACCTTGTCGGCGTAGGCGAGCTCGGCGACACGACGGAATATGCGCTCTCGGGCGTATTTGATTTCACGCGCACGAACACGGGCACGCCGGCCGAAGGCACGCAGATGATTACCGAGTTGACGGGCATGACGCTCGTGAAGCTCTCTGGCATGGTCGGGCAGACCATCCTCGGCTCGATGGCGTCAGCGGCGGGTATTGGCGCCGTTCGCTGCACGGTAAACGCACAAACGGGATTTCCGACGCCTCCTGACGACACGTTCTACCTGCAAGGCTTCTACACGCTCTCGTCGCCGACGTTCACGAGCCTCAGTCCAGCGTCCGGCCTCATCCTCGGCGGCACGCTCGTCACGCTGTTCGGCACGTTCCTCGACGCGGGCATGACGGTGGAGTTCGACGGCGTGGCGGCGACCGTGCAGGACGTCTTCAACGACGGCACGGTCATGACGGTGCTGACGCCAGCGCACGCGGTCGGCGTCGTGGACGTCGAAATTCTGACGGTTGATACGCTGACGAACGCCTACACCTACGTGTCGGTGCTCAGCGTCACGCCGAGTTCGGGGACGATTCTCGGCGGCACGCCGGTGGTCATCAAGGGCGCCGGATTCACGGGCGCCACGGGCGTGGAGTTCGATGGCGTGGCCGCGACGGATGTCGTCGTCGTGAACGACCAGCGCATCACGGCCGTCACGCCTGCGCATGCGGCCGGCGCGGTAGACGTCGAAGTGCTCGTCGGCATCGGCACGCTCGTAGGAGGCTACACCTACGCGGCTCCCGGGAGAATCAAGCTCCCGCCGGTCCCGGTGCTGTCGCCCGTCGCACAGCCCGATGGCGGCACGTTCGGCGGCGGCGCGGCGGGGAAACCGGCGGGCGGGCGCAACGGCGGCGGATTCGGTGGGGCGAAGCAAGCGCCGATGCAACTCGAGCATCTGCGGTGGCTCATGGCCGTCAAGCAGGCGATCGAAGAACAGTCGAACTAGCACAGAAAGCGGTAGAATCACGCATGGCTGCACCACTATATCCGACGTCTGGCGTGCTCGCCGGGATGCCGCCGCGACCGGCGACCCTGAATATCCCGACGTCGCCGACGCTCACCGCGCCGACTGCGCCCACGTTCACGCGCCGCGCCCCGACGCCGACGCCCTACGGGGATTTCGTCGCGCCGAATCCGGCGGACATCGCGAACGATCCCAACTACCAGTTCCGCTCGGCGGAAGGCGAGAAAGCGATCCAGCGGTCGGCAGCGGCGCACGGCACGCTGCTGTCTGGCGGCACGCTGAAGTCGCTGGAGCGCTACCGGCAGGGCGTGGCATCCGAGGAAGCGGGGAAAGCCTTCGACCGGGCGCTCGCGGCCTATACGACAAACCGTGGCACCAACGAGCAGAACTTCGACCAGCAGATGGGCGCGTTCGGCGGCGACCTGAACGCATTCGGCGCGAACACCAACGCGGGCCTGGGCTACGGCCGTCTCGGCCTCGATACCGCGCAATACAACGACGCCAACGCGTGGCGCACGGCGGAAGCGCAGCAGGCCAATCAGCAGGGCGAGAACGACTACAACGCCGCTGCGCAGAATCGCCTGCAGGCCGAGAGCGACCGCCTGTCCAACGACTACGCGCAGCAAGTCATGGCGATGCGTCCCGGCACCTTGGGCGGTCTGCCGAGAGCGCCACGGCGCGCGATCCAGCGCAACCTCGGTGGCGTCGAGTATCGGGATCTGGCGTAATGCTCAGCCGCGACGAGATCGACCAGCGCGCGATCCGGCTGAATCCGGGCCGTCCCGTGAACCGCTACACGGGCACGCTGAACGACCCGCTGCAGCAGGCGCAGTCCAACTACATGGGGCCGCGCTGGGCGAATTGGTTCGGCGAGATCCAGAAGCAGGAAGAGGACGCGCAGGACGCGGGGAAATCGTTCCGCGTCGGATGGGGCGGCTTCGGGAACGCGATTCAAGAGGGAGATATGCCTGCACGCTCACGCTACGGCTCGCTTGCGGTGCCCACCGCTGACGATGGTCTCCCGGAAGGCTTCGCGGGGAATCTCGCGCTCTCAGCGCTCGTGGATCAGAACCGGGCGCGGCTGATTCAGGACAAGATGATCGCGAATGCGACCCGCGACGACGCGATCAACAGCATGAAACAGTCGTATGGGGAGCACGTGCTCGCCTCGCAGCTCGCGCCGCCGATTGACCCGCATGTCCTGACCCACGATGCCGCCACGCCGGGGCAGTCGGAGAAGTTCACGCTTCGCCCGGACACTTCTCAGCCTGCTGGCGACCCGCGCGCGATGCTCGAGCACCAGATTCAGCGACTGCCGGCGAATCATCCTGTTCGACTGCAAATGGAGTCGCAGCTCGCGAAGTCCGATGCGCTGAATCTGGACAAGGCGAAACTGGACGAAACCAAACGTCACAACCAGGCGGCAGAAGAGGCGAACGCGCCGTTTAAGGCCGTGACCGATGCGTCCGGCGCACCCGTGACAGGGCCGGCCGTGCTCGAGAAGGTGCCGCCCCCGGTGGCCGCCACCGTCAAGGCCGTGCTCGAAGGCCGGCAGGCGCTGCCGACTGGCACCGCGACGAAAGACCCCTACTGGAAGGGCATCATCGGTCTCGCGCAACAGGCTGATCCGACTTTTGACGCCGTGGACTACAACGCGCGATCGAAGACGCGTCAGGACTTCACGAGCGGCGCCGCGTCGAAGCAGATCAACGCGATCAATACGGTGGTCGGCCATCTGCACGATCTCGCGGACGTGGGGTCGAAACTTGATAACACGGGTGTCGATTGGTTCAACGCGCTGCGCAACAAGCTCACCACGGGCGGATCGCAGCGCGGCGTGGCGATCAACAACTTCGAGACGCTGAAAGAGGGCGTGGCGACGGAGTTGATGCGCACATGGCGTCAGGTCGGTGCAGGGTCCGAGAAGGAAATCGAGGACTGGAAATCGACCATCAGCGCGGCCAAATCTCCGCAGGAACTGCAAGGCGCGTTCAAGACCGTGGGCGGGATGCTCGAAAGCAAGCTGAACGCGCTGGACAACCAATACAAACAGGGGATGGGCACCGATCGTGTATCGGCCATCACGCCGGATTCGCGCGCGAAGCTCGACGCGCTGCAAGGCGTCAAGGGCGGCGGGGGCGGAACTGTGCGCCTCGTCTCACCGGACGGCAAGCACGAGCAGGACGTGCCGGCCGATCAGGTGCAGCACTATCTCAGCCTAGGGGCGAAGAGGCGCTGATGCCCGATTGGTTCACCGACAACGCGCCCAAGGCGGCGAGCGGCGGCAACTGGTTCGATCTCTACTCGCCGACGCGCAGACCGGCGTCCGCTGAGGACTTCGCCCCACCTGCGCCGTCGAAGGGCTGGCCCGCGAAGATCGGCGACGCGCTCGCGGGATTCGGGAAGGCCACGGTCGGCGCGATTCCGGAGATCGCTCGTGCCGCCTCCGACTTGCAGCGCGGCACGCTCGGCGGTGACGTGGAGGCGTTCCAGCGCACCGGAGAGCGGCTGAAAGGCATTGTCGGGGCGCAAGGCGAGCAGTTCCGTCAGGCTGCGCACGCGCCGACGCTCAGCGAAGCCGCAGGACACGCGCTCGCGGGCGTTGTGCCGATCGTGGGACCAGCGGCTGCGCAGGCCGGCGAGAAAATCGGCGCGGGCGACGACGAAGGCTACGGGGAAGCGGCGGCGCTGCTGTTGCCATCGGCGCTCCACGCGCTGCCGGCCGGCACGAGTGCCGCGGCAGGTCGGGCGGCGGTCGCGACGGGCAAAGCCGCGGCGAGTGCGACGAAAGCCGCCGCGCCGCTCGTGCTCCCGCTCGCGGCCGACGCGGCCCTGCACTACATGGGCGCCACGCCAGTCGTGACGGCGGCGAAGGTGCTCGGCAAGGTGCTGGACGCGGCCAAGGAGCGACGCGCGGCGGCCGTGGAGCCTCCAGTGGCCCCCGCGACGCCTGCGGCTCCTATAGGCCGCGTGGTGCCCGCGCAAGGGCCGTCGCTGACCGAGGTGCTACAGCAGGCGCTCGCCGAGTCCAGCGCGCCCACGCCGCCCGCTCGCGTTACGACGGCACCAGCGCCGGAGCTGCCTCCCGGCTACACGCCGCGCACGACCGCGCCGAAGCCGAAGGCGGCGAAGGCGTCGCTGCCTGAGCCGGTGCGCGCCGCGATGGAAAGGGCGGCCAAGCCCAAGATGGACATCGATACGGCGCTCGCGGACATGAAACGGGATATGCCGCCGAAAGCGCCGCCGAGTCGCCCGTATTTCCTGAAATCCGAAGAGCAGATGGCGGTCGAGAAGGCCGCGAAAACGGCGCCGAAGATCGCGCCGAAAGACATCTCCATCGACGACTTGCCGGACGCGTGGAAGTCGAAAACAGGACAGGACATCTTCCCAATCACGGGCGCCGAAGGCAAAGAGGTTGTCCGCGCGTTCCAACAGGAAATGCGAGCGCGCGGGATGTCCCCAGGAGAGGCGTTGTCCGCCGTGTCGAACAACACGGACCTCCCGACCGCAGTCCGCTCGCAGCTCATGCGGGCACTCATCAAGGCAGGCAAGAACGTCGCGCCTGAAACAAAAACCGCAATGAAGGCCGCTTTGCAGGCGAACCCTTCCTTTGATTCTATTAGCAATCGTATCGGTAAAATCATGCTGCGCGTTAGCGAAGCCAATATTCCTGACGCTGAATGGGATTCGTTGACATCTGAGTTGTCAAAACTTCGCAAAATGCAAGCGAGCCTCTATCCTGACGAATTGGCGGCTAGAGAGTCTCGAGCTGCGGCGTCAGCCAAGGTCGCATACGGTAAATCCCTTAGCGGAGGCAAATAGGCATGACTCGACGATTCGGACGACGCACGAAAGCCGCGCTCATCGCGCTCGTGTTCATGGCGATCATGGTCACGGCCCGCAACGCAATGGCCGACGATCTCGACTGGTTGCGCGTGGTCTGCGCGCCGTGGCCGCGCCACAGCGTCATGTGGGAACTGCTCGGCTGCTACCAGTTGCCGGACGACCAGCACTCGCCACAAGGGTAATGCGGTGGGCGTCTTGCATCCGATCCTCCCGATGCACGCGGTTGGCACCATCGTCACGTTGATGCTGTGCGCGCTCGCGTTCGGGGCGCTGCTTGTCTATGCCTACGATAGAGGGCGTCACTCGTGACGCTCGGACCCGCCGAGATTGCCGCGATGATTACGCTTGGCTCGACCGCTGGGTCGATGCTGTTTTGGGGCACGCTGCTGCTCGGGCGGCTGCTCACGCGGATGGAGCGCGTCGAATCGAAGACCGACGATCTCGACAAGCGCATGGACCGCGCCGGGGAGAAGATGTCCGATCTCGCCGACGCCGTGCAGACGATGCCGGATCGCGTCCGCCGCGAGTTGTTGGTGCGCGGCGGCGGCGGGACATGATCGACACCGGCCCCACGCGGCATCTGTCCTGGCGCGAACTCGCCTGCCACGACGGGACGCCATATCCCGACGCGTGGCGCAGCAATCGCGCCGTTACGCTCGGTCTGACGTTCGAGACGATCCGGCGCTTGCTTGGGGATCGTCCGCTGGCGATTCTGAGCGGCTACCGGACGGCGGCGTATAGCTCACGGCTGGAAGGCGCGGCCTCGCACTCGCAGCATGTCGAAGGCCGCGCGCTCGACCTGTCGCATCCGACGCTCACCTCACGCGAGGTCCACGGGATGATTCTCGCCGCGCTGGGCGAGCTGCCGATGCTCGGCGGGCTGGGGCTGTATCGCACGTTTGTGCATGTGGACGTGCGGCCTCGATTGACGGGGCGGGTGGCGCAGTGGCGAGGGAAGGACGTCTAATCGTCCGTGGGATAGCTTCGGCTAACCATTCGACTCAACACCAGACGTTGCTTGAGTTGGTCGATCCCATCACGCACGAGCCATTCGTTCATAGCGAACGTGCGGCCACCGTTCCCGGATGACCGTCTTGCCTTGGCGCGTTTCCGCGCTTCTCGTCGATGCTTTGTGCGGCGCAGCGTCATGAGTGAAAAATGCGCGGCTGGCCCAGCCCTTGCGGGAACAGACGGGGCAAGGCGTCCCTTGCCTTTCTCAGCCACGCTTAGTTGCATCTTACCACAACTGCGCGTATCATGAGCGGCATCATGAGAACACCTGAAAGACAGCAGTGCTCGTGCGGCAAACCGTTCACCCCTAAATGGCGCAAGCACCGGATGACTTCGGCGTGCTCGCGTCGCTGTCGGTTTCACGATCTCGGAACGAAGAAGCGGATCGGGGCATGAGCACAGCCACCATGACATGGACCGAACGCCTCGCCGATCTCCGCGCCTGCCGAGAGGCGCGAACGTGGGCGAACGACTACGCGACGCTGGCAGAGGCGTGGGCCGCCTGCGAGCGCGGCGACTGGATGCTATGGCTGGCCGGCCGCGTCAGCGGCGCACCGGAGAGCGAGGCGCGGAAGCGGCTGGTGCTCTGCGCCTGCGCCTGTGCGCGTACGGCGCTGCGGCATACGACCGACGCGCGCGTGCTGGCATGTATCGAAACGGCTGAGCGGTGGGCGCGCGGTGAGGCGAGCCTTGAGGACATGCGAGCGGCGAGGAGAACCGACGCCTCCGCCTACGCCGCCGCCGCCTCCGCCGCCGCCTCCGCCTACGCCGCCGCCGCCTCCGCCGCCGCCTCCGCCGACGCCGCCGCCGCCTCCGCCGCCGCCTCCGCCGACGCCGCCTCCGCCGACGCCGCCGCCTCCGCCGACGCCGCCGCCTCCGACGCCGCCGCCGCCTACGCCTACGCCGTTGCGCCCGCCCGCCGGTTTCCCCGCCGCGCCGCCGCCGACGCCGCCGACGCGCGTCAATCCGCGCTCAAGGCGTGCGCGGACATCGTGCGCGAGCACTACCCGACGCCACCGGAGTGGTCATGAAGCGCCGCATCGTCATCCAGTTCATCGTCACCGCGCAGGAGAAGCGCGCCATGCAGCGGGCGGCGAAGCGTCGGGGCCAGTCGCTGTCCAGTTTCATCCGGAACGTGACGCTGTATCCGCATCTCGCTTCTGGAATGGCGCCGATTGTGACATTCGTCGGCATCCCGGCGAAGAATGTCGTGCGCCATGGCGATCAGATCGCCTGCGAGATGCCGAGAATCAAAGCGAGGAAGCCATGAACGCGCTCCGCCATCTCTGGTGGGAACTGACGGTCTGCGGATGGCGTTACGCCGCCATCCATGTCCGCGAACGCTGGTTGATTCGACTGGCGTTCTGGTTGCCGCGCTCGGTGGTCTACTGGGCGTTCGTGCGGTTCGTCAACGCGGCGACCGAGTGCGGTAGTCCGGATATCTCGTGCGTGGACGCGATGAAGCGCAACGCCGATTGGTATGATTGGAAGCGCGAATGAGCACCCCCGACTTCTGGCACCCCAAGCTCGACGCCTACGGCAATCTCCTCAGCGGCGCGGCGAGCATCTGGCTCACGCGCGATGGCGTATCCACGCGGCTCGCGGCCAACGGCTCCGGCCACTGCTGGGCGGGATTCGCGCCGGTCTGGAACACGAATGCGAACCTGACGTCGTTCAACGGCTACGGCGCGTATCAGGGCTACACCGACTACAGCGGCAGCGACGACTTCCAGTGGGCTGGATTTGACTCGACAGGCAACGGCCGGACCGACGTGTTCCACAACGGCAATCGCGCGTATTCGATCGACGGCGCGTGCAACCTTCGATTCGGCGGGAAGCGCATCGCGTATCTGACGCCGTATCATCCTGACGACTCAGGCAACCGGCACCTGATCGTCAACGGTCAGACGCACGCCAGCGGGAAGCTCGTCACGCTCGCGCTCAGTCACGACGGCGCGGTGCTCGTCTACTCCGTCGCCACCGGCACGTATACCCGCGTCATTTACAGCGAGGACGGCAAGCCGCTCAATGTGCGCCCCAACGAGACGCCGCTTGTCACGTTCCTGCGCAACGGGCAACCGTGGCTACTGACCCAGACGCCTGACGTGGGGTTGCTGGTGTATCCTGCGTTCGACGTGATGGGCTATCAGATCCAGGGCGACATGTTCAATCCGGACGCGCGGATGCAGGGCGATCGGCTGCGCGTCGTGGCGTCGTCGGACGCGGGCGTGCTGCGCGAAGAATGGATCAACTTCAGCGCGGAACGCAAGGATTTGAGGTTGGTGTAGGCCCATCATGGAAACCTCCGCCGCTATCGTTCTTTCGTGCGTTGCGCTCGTGCTATCGGTGCCCATCGTTTTGCGCTTTGTCTTTGCGCAGGTAGTCGCGTGGAGATGTCGCAAGGCTGGGCATCAGTGGAACAACCTTGATACCGGATGGACGTGCAAACGGTGCGGCCATCGAGCACCGGAGGCTATCTAACATGCAATTCGCCCACTTCGACAGCGCCAAAGTCGTGCCCTCATGACTGAACGCGGATGGCTCATCGGCCCAGGCGATAAGGCGCTCTCCTGCGATGCGACTGGCGTTGTCGTGTTCACGCGCACGGACCTGACCGACGCCGATCTGCTTGAAGTCGATTGGCAGGATGACTGGCGCGGCGTCGTGCGGCCGGTTCCGCATCAGTCTCTCTGCATCGGAGCCGACGCTACGCCGTTCTCGCCGGTTGGCGTCTGCGGCCAATATTACGGCACGACGAACGCGCCGGGGAACTACGAGCTGTGGTCGTTCGGGCAGTGGCCGTCGGGTCGCGTCGAGGCGGTGATCGAATACGATCAGCAGGGCGCGGACCACGGACGCGCGTGGGCGGCGGCGGGGCTGACGTGGGTGAAGCAGTCGTGAGGCGCGGAGCGCTTACGAACGTGTCGATGTTGCCGTTCGAGCGCAATGGCTACGGCGTCAACGAGCCCGGAGCGTGGAGTCGCCTCTACGGCGGGCTGTGCCGAGGGTATTACCGTGACTTCGGCTGGCGTGCGGTGTTTCTCGGAGGCGGCGAGTGACCTACCAGCCAATCCGCGCCTACCCCGCGCCTCTCGTCGGTCGCCTCACCCCCTCCGGCACCTACTTCACCGACGCCACAGGCCAGCTCGTCATCCGCCGCAGCCTCACGGCCTTCTGCGCCCCGAAGCGCGTCACCACGGACCGCCTGAGCGAGTTGCGGGCCTATCTGGACTGGGCCGCCGCGCACGGCTTCAACGAGGTCCGCATCTTCAGCCGCACGGACTGGACCGGCCCTCCCGGCAAAGGCGTGGAATCCGGCTGGGCCTACGACGAGTCGGCCTGCGAGACGGTGCTCACCGAAGCGGCACAGCGCGGCCTCCGCGTCGAAGTGACGGCGCTGACCTACGCCAGCGAGCTCGACGAGATGACCGCGCATCTCGAGCGCGTCGATCGCCTCTGCCAGCGCCACGAGAACGCGATGCTCGAATGCGCGAACGAGCCGCAGGTGAACGGCATCGACATGCTGGCCGTGTTGGGCCGCTACACGCCGCGCAGCGTGCCGTGGTCGTCCGGGGTCTACGAGCCGAACCCGTATCCGTGCGGGCCGGCGCTCAACTACCACAGCCCGCGCAAGGACGAGTGGAGCCGGTGCGCGAAAGACGCCTGGGAGTTCTACACAGGCGACGGGCCGACCGAGAAATTCGCGCCGCCCTATCACGGCCCGGTTATGCTCGACGAGCCGCCCCAGGTCGAACAGACCATCCGCGACAAGGATCGGCCCGACGCGTGGCCTGACGTCGCCGACGACTGGCGCGCTTATGCGATGCTCTGTGCGTTCTTCGGTGCGGGTGGGCTGCTGCACGGAAATCCCGGCTTCCAGCAGTGCGTCATCCCGACTGATCCGACGGTGCTGGCCTGCGTGGACGCGTTCATCGCGGGATTCGCGGCGGTGCCGGTGCAACGCTATTCTGGATACTCTGGGGCGCTGCAGCCGACGCCGAGCGCGAATCCAGGGTCGCGGCGGTATCGGCGGAAGGGCGAGGATGGGCGGACCTACGAGGTGACGGTGCGGCCGTCAGGGTTTGGAGTGGTGTAGGATACCGGCATGAAACGAGGCAGCGACAGGCGGCGAATCGAGCGGCGCGCCCCCAAGCGTGGCGTCAATGTCCGACACGACGATGCGCGGGACGACGATAGCAAGCGAGTCCGGCGCGGCAGGATGGAACGAGAGAGGGCCAAATGAACAGCGAACCCGTGCTCGTGATCGTCGGCGGCGGCACCGCGCTCGTCCAGATTGGCTTGCAACTGCTAACGAAATTCGGTGGCATCGAGATCCCGCCTGAGACGAGCGCGGCCATTGCGTCACTCGTTGGATTGATTCTAGCGAGTTGGGCGCGCAACCGCGTCACGCCGATGTCCACGCTGCCGGCCGGCGTGGCGGGGAAGATCGCCGACGCGAAGGCGGCGAAGGGCTAGCGCTGAGGGGAGGGACCGCGGCCGGTGGCATCGCTCACCGGAAGCTGGCCGCGTGCCCCTCAGCGCTTCAGGATGTCAGATAAGCAATCGGCGAAGAAACCGACAATCTTTCCGTAAGGCGCATTCGGGATAGTCGCGACCGATTTCATGGCACGCGCCAGCGCTTCCAACTTCTGCCGCAGCCGCTGCTCCTCGGTCACGATCGCGTTCAGGACGCCGCGCTCGACTTCCTGGCGGGCGAACTCGGTTGCATCGTCGGGCTTGTCGTGTTTCATGGCGCTCATGGCTTAGTCCTCGTGTCGTTCATCCAGTGCGCCAGATCAGGCCCGATGCCGTTTCTCGTCTGGCAATGGCACCGATAAGTTTGCCCTGTGATATGCCACCAGAACGATGGCGCAGAGATACCGACGAGGAATCCCGTGAGCGCCGATGCGATTGTAATCATAGTCATGGCATGTCCTCATCATCAGGTGCGGAGACGGGAGGCGAGGGGAGCGAGGCGAGGACTTCTTCTACGTGCTCAACGATGTATTCTCGCGCAGCTTCCATGCCTGTCACGAATGTCGCTGCTCCGTCTTTTACTCGACATACGTCCTGCTGTCTCGCGAGCGCACCGATAGCCCGAATAAACTCATTGGTGAGCATTGAGCGAAGCGCAGCAGGCAGGCGGACGATCGTGGCCTCGGCGGCTTCCTTGGCCTGTCGCTGGGCGTCCACTTGGCCCACCAGCGCGAACGACAACATGAAGTCTGATAACTCCTGTCCATCGATCGCGGAGCGCAGCGATTCCATCAGCGCGTTCGTCTGCTCGATGTAGTTCAGCGACAGACGCCGAACATCGTCTCGCTCCCGCTCGGCGGCTTCGAGGCGCTGCTCAGCGGATTCGGCACGAAGTTCTTGCTCCCGTGCAGTAGCCTGCCAAGACTGTTCACTCTCCAGCGCCGCAATGTGGATTTGACTCGATTTAGCTTGCTCCTGCGTCAACACCTCCACGCGCTGCGCCAACCACTTCACGCCATCGATGTTTCCATCTCCGCTGAATCCAGCGGTTAGAAGCGTTGCGGCAATCGAAATAGCGGCCCGCTGTTCCTCCTCCACGCGCTGCTGGAGAGAGGCGATGGCGTCCAAGAGCACTTGCACGTCCGACCTCCACGGCCCTTTCTTCCTCTGCTGCTCTCGCGCTCGAATCTCCGTGATCCGCGGGTCTGTCGTCTCCTGAACACCAATCGGCAATCCAGGGATGGCTCGGTCGAACACGAGCACGCAGGAGACGCAGCCGACATTTCTCTGCGTATGTCCGAACGCGCACTCCAAGTGCGGGTCTGTCGTCTCGGGGGTCATGGCTTCATCCTCCGCATTCGCACGTGCCAAGATCGATGCTCTCGCGCTGGTTAACACGGCGCTTCAGCCCGGTTACGACCAGTTCGCGGAGCGTTGTGTCTTTCAGAATCGTGTGGCCGAACTCATCCTCCAGTGCGGCCCTTTGCTCGAACACGTCCGGCCTGACTTCGCGCACCTTCAGCCAGTAGGCTTTGCCACCACGGACGCAGCCGACGCAGTTGGCGTGCTCGCTCCATCGATACATGCGCGGAAGACTGACGCCTAGGGTCTTGTTGCACCAGTGAGCGGCCTGCTGTTTCGTGATGCCCTCTTCCTTGAGCGGGAATCTCACGGTGTAGCCAGAAGCTACGCCGCGAATCCATGCGCGCTGGATACGTTCCTTCTCGCGCTCCGTGAATCCAACGACGTTGATGATTTCAGTCGCTCCACCTTCCCGCAGATGAGCGAAATAGGCGTCCCGCTGCTCCGTTTTCAGGATGCGCGAGCAGAACGCCATGCGATTATTGGCGATGGCGTTCTCGTCTCGGAACACCTCCGTCACGCTGCGCCCGTCGCTCCAGTTGACGACCGTTTTTCCCAGCGCCAGTGCTGCCTCTCGGATAAAACGATAGGTGTCCTCGTCCTCTTCGCGCGTGTCGTGAAACACGAGATCGACTTCATCGCGCGGGAACGTCCGAAGCGCCCAACCCGCACACCACGCGCTGGTCACGCCGCCGCTGAATCCGACCACCACGCGCCTCATCCCTGCCCTCCTGTCGTCGGATCAGGCGGTGGGGACGGGAGCGGTTGCCAGTGGGTGGGAGCGTTCGACCACGGCCAGAACCAAACCTTTCGACCTTCTCCGTCCCACGTCCACTGACCACAGCCGATGATGTCCCGCTTGTCCTGCCACCGAACGTAGAGCATGATCCACGACCCATCCTTCGGCGCCGTCGCAATCGGCTGCCAGCCCTGCGGCGCGGTCCCGGTGGAGGCAGCGTCGGCCCACAGTTCTCGCATCTCTTGCTGAAGCGCCATCGACATGTGACGGCCCATCGCGCCAGCGATACAATCGCGCGAGCACGTTTCGGGTTCGCCGCGATCAACCGGCGGTGGAAGTTCCCCGAATATCTCGATTGGATAGGCATCGTGCCATCGCTGAAGCGCAGCGAGCACATCAACGAGCGTCGGTCGCGTCGTCTCCTGCGCTGGCGCGGAGGACGCCTCCGGGGTCAGACTGGCGGCATGTAGCGCATCGATCTCGCGAAGTAGCCGAGAACAGCGATTTACGAAATCGACCTGCGTGCCGCCAATCCTTCGACAGTCCGCCAACTCGGCCGCGCTCATCGTCAGCGGCTCCGCCTCCTGCGGGGCGGTCGCCCCCGAGGGCTGGGCAGCGAGCAGATCGGCGATGCGCGCGATCATAACCTTGGCGTACGGAGCGCTCCGATTGACAGCAGGCGAAAGGATGTCTGCGATGCGCCCGACCAGTTCTTCGCGGGTCTGTTCACTCATACGATCGGCGTCCTTCTCCTCGTGCCACCGATCCTCGCACGGCACCATCTCGTATTCCGCAGGCTGGGCACGTCACGCATCCCCCTCTCCCCGCTGCACATGGTGCGTCGTCGTGACCGCGTTCATGCGCTGCGCATGTTCCGCCGCCAGCGCGCTCCACTGCTCCCGCGTCAGGTTCGTGCGCGTCCACCAATTGTCTGGCGGCGGGGTCGCAGCATGTGCGCGGGCGATCAGACGGGCGTGGGATGGGTCGCGTGGGTTGAGCGCGGCGCGCATCAGAACACTTCCTCGGCCGCCAGCTCGCGCGCCACGACATCCGGCGCAATGTCCAGCAGCATGATGCCGCCCTTCGCTGTGCGCGTGAACGTCACAACCGTGCGCTGTCCGTCGAACTTCGACGCCTTGTCTGCGACGGCGAAATCCATCGTGGACATCAACTGATCGTCCACCTGGAACTCGTAGACCATCGTCTTGCCAGCCTTGCGCGGCCCCTTCGCGGTGAGGATGCCGGTGTAGGACTGCTGTTCTGATGCAGGCGGCAACGCGGCGGCGGGTGCGGGTGATTGCTCGACGATCTCGCCGGTTTCCGTATTCACCTTCTCGGTAGTCGCCTTCGCCTGAACGGCGGCCTGTGGAATTGAATCCACTTCGGACTCGTCCAATAGGCCAAGACCGCAGATCGATAGCGTGACGCGTCGCTTTGCCTTTGTCTCGGCCTTCATCAGCGCATTGGCGAGCGCTTCGCCCTTGAGGTTGGCGATGGGCACGGCTCCAGTAGAGACATCGATCCGCTGTCGCGCATCCTGGGCCTTCGCCGTGACGACGAACACGCCCGCGAGTTCGCGTGAACTGATTTCCACGATACTCACGCCGTGGATCTTGCGAAGTTGCTCGGTCGCGTCGCGCTTGGCGTAGAGCACCGTCTTGCCGTTCAGATTCAGGTAATCGAACGGCTTCGTCAACGGATTCAGGCCGAGCGATTCGCACACGCGGTTGTAGTAGGACACGCGCTGCGATGGCGTCAGGCGCGAGAGATCGCCTTGCAGAAGCACGGATTCGACCAGAGACGCATCAAGAGGCGCGGTCGAGACGACGGGCACGGCACTCATAACACCCCCATGCGGCGCGCAAGCGCCACGGTTGTTTTGACATCGGCGCGGGAATGGGACGCGACCGCATCCCAATCACCCGCCGCGACGAGCCCGGCGATGTCCGCGCCGGTATGCGGATCATCCGGCACGTCGAGCGCGAATCGACGCTTGTAAAAGCCGAGACTGCGATACCGCTGCGCGCCATCAAAGGACAGCGACAGCATGAGATCGATGATGCCGTCGTGGCGATACTTGCCGATCTGTAGCGCTGGCGCTTTCACGCCGAGATACAGCGACCGCCGCAACAGCAGCGGGAGATCGAAGCCGATACAGTTGAAGCCGATCAGCGTCGGACGCGGCGTGATACAGAACGCCCAGAAAGTTTCAAGCGCATCGTATTCCTCGTGCTCGTCAGCGGCCGTCATCACGACTGGCGTTTCCGGTCCAGCGCTCCAGCCGATCGCAACGATACGCGCAAGGTCCACGTCCAGTGCCGCCTTCGCGACCGCCTCTCGGTTGGCCTCTTCGATGTAGGCGGCAATCTTCGCCTCGTCTTTGTAGTTGCTGGGCGCGGTTGCTGGTTCGATGAACTCGGCGGCGCTTGCGATGGCCACGGACTCGACGTCGAAAACAAGGTAACTCATGATTGTTTCTCTCTCCTGAAAGAAGCGGCCCCGAATCTCCACGGCTCGGAACCCACGCCGTCGGAGGCGCCTCGGCGCGCCGGAGTCCGTTACTGCTCGTGCGCGGCCGGCGGCAGACCGGGCTTCTTGCGCGGCTTGCGCTGTTTCGTTGGTGCCGCGACCGCTTCGCCTGCGCCGTCGCGCGTCACGTAGTCGCGCATCTTGCGCAGTTCGTCCACGTCCTTGTCGATCTGTTTGCCGATTCCGATCGAGTCGAAACTGGGATACTGCGCGACGTAGTTTCCCATCTGCTGCAATCTGGCGATGTCGCCGTCGAGTCTCGCCACAATCTTGTCCACTGCGCTCTGCTTTGCCATCTGTCCTCCGTGTTGAGTTACTGTCCACCCTCGCGGCCACCGCCGCCCGGTTGTTGCTGTCACTCTCGATTAGCGACCCGTGCGACGGTGGCCCCGAGCGTCGATCTCCCGCTGAATCCGCTGGATCTGCCAGCGGATATACCGGCGCCGCAGTGCGATGCCGCCCTCCACCGCGCCGATCGCGACGAGCGCCAGCAGCAGGACGAGCATGGCGCTGATGAGGGTGTCGGTCATGGCTGCTCCATCGTCCACGATTGGATCGCCGGAATCGTGTTGAGCGCCACGCTGTAGTCGTTGCCGCAGCATCTGAACAGCGCGACATCGCCGCTTGCCGCGTCAGGTCGTTCGATGCACTCCATCAGCTTGTAGCAGTTCGGGCACAGCAACTGCGGCAAGCACGGTATCTGAACGTGACTCATGACGCCCGCCTCTCCCAGCATGCCGCCGAAACCACTGTTCCACGCTCACCGAGCGCAGCCGGAACTTCGCCGCCACCGGACGCGCCCAGCGCACCCGCAGCGTGCTGCGCGGGTTGAACAGCTTACGCATCTGCGCGAAGCGGTTCGGCTCGCCGTCGAAGTGGAGGCGCGGGGTCATACCCGCCCTCCCGCATCCGCGCACCGCCCCGAGCAGTAGTCGCGCTCATGCCGCCGCACCGGACCCGTGCCGCGATTCATCGTCCAGTGCAGTTCGACGGTGCAGGTCGGGCAGCGGCGCGTCGGTGCGTCCGGCTCGCGGCGCGGTCCGGTGCCGCCGCTGATGGGTTCGTCTTCCGGCGCAAGATTGCAGTTCATGCTCATCGTGTGGCCTCGCGATCTATTGTTGATATTCCACGAGGTTGATTTAGCTCTTCTTCCGTGGCCCGATCACCGCGCGTGTAGATCGCAAACGGCGTCGAGAATCGGCCCGCGTTAATAGCTTGATTGGGCGCTTTGTATGCGCCACTCGCAGCGCGCAAAACGTTTACAGAATTGACAGCGAGTATCTTTCCGTCGCCTTTGTCGATTCGATACCACTGGCTCGCGATCATGCTCATCGGCTCGGCTCCTCCGCGGTATCCCGCGCCCGCTCCATCTGGCACGCCTCGCACTCACAGTCGTAGCCGTGCGGTATTTCCTCTGCGGCTTGTTCTTCTCTTTCATGCTCCATCTCTTGATCGCGGATCAAGTCGTGCAGGGCGTTCATGTCAGAGTCTAGTTGCTGAATCAGCCGCTCGCGTTCGCTGGGCAACTTGAACAAGTCGCTGCGGTGTTGGCTTGTCGATTCAAACCAACAACTGCTTTCTCGCGACTTCACGCGATACATAGCGAATTCAGCCGGGTCGCCTTCGAGAATCACGCGCACCTCGGATATGGTCACGTCGTAAAGCGACACGCCCAACAAGAGCGCACATTCGTCACCAACAGCGAGTCGTTGCGGTTCGTGTCTGTCCATGTCCACAAGCTTAAAACCAAAGCCGTTTGGTTGTCAAGCCTTTTTCTTCGGCCGTCCACCTTTTTTTCCGTTCTTGCGAACAGCGGCCGTTTTCTTAGCCGATTTCACCGATCCGCCCATGCGCCCGAAAAAAGCCGCCACGTCGCTCTTTTTCATGTTGCAAATCCTATCGGGTTTGGTTTACCGTGTCAAGCATCATGAGTCACACCACTGACGGCGGACCGGCGTTTCCTATTCCGCGCAATCACGATTCCGGCGATGCGATCTTCGCTCGAGGCGACGGCATGACGCTCCGCGACTGGTTGGCTGGGCAATATATCGCTGGTCGAGCCGCACGCAGGAGCATCAAAGACTGGGACGAAAGTGCAGACCACGCCTACCTCATGGCCGACGCCATGCTGCGCGCCCGAGAGAAATAGCCATGCCCGAACAAACCATCCGCATCAAGCGCGCCGGCTGCTACGACGACATCCCCGCCGATGTGGACGGCCCGTTCGCCATCCACGAGACGATCCCCTTGCAGCTCGGCGGCTGGACGCTGACGCACATCCCGAGCGGCTACGCGGTGCTGACGAGCGTGCGGCACGGGCAGGCGCTGGCGTGCCGCGCCGAGCTGCTGGCGTCGGGGCTGGACTGGACGTCGGTCGCAGCGCCTGCGGACCTGACGCCGGCGCATCGGCGCGTGGGCCGCGCGATGGAGAAGAAGTATCAGGACCGGCAGCAGGAGGGCAAGTGAGCACCGATGCCGACCTCGCCGCCCAGCGCGACACCTACCGCGCGATGTGTCAAGCGGCGCTGGATCAACTCCACATCGCCGAGCGCACCATCGCGCGCCAACGCGAGCAACTACAGGAGATGCGCGACGAGCGCGAGCGGATCGCGCGGAGCCTATTCAATGTCTAGCTACCAGGAGTTTCTTGCGTCAAAGCGCCGCGTCTATGCCGGCGACGGCCTCTCCGATCGCGTGAGCCTGCCGCCGATGCTCTACGACTGGCAAGCCGCCATCACGCGCTGGACGCTGAAGAAAGGCCGGTGCGCGCTGTTCGCCGATTGCGGACTCGGCAAGTCCTTCATGCAGATCGCATGGGCGCACGCGCTGGACGTGCCGACGCTCATGCTCGCGCCGCTGTGCGTGGCCGAGCAGACCGTGGACGAAGCGCGCAAGCTCGGTATCGATCTCGCCTACGCCGAAGGCCCGCACGCGATTCGCGGCAAGCTGACCATCACCAACTACGAACGCCTCGATCGCTTCGACCCGTCGCAATTCGAGGCTGTCGTCCTCGACGAGAGCAGCATCCTCAAATCCTTCGACGGCAAGACCCGCACGAAGCTGATCGCCGCATTCCAGCATACGCGGTATCGCCTCTGCTGCACCGCGACACCGAGTCCAAACGACATCGCGGAACTGGCGAACCACGCCGAGTTTCTCGGACTGATGACGCGCGCGGAGTTTCTTGCGACGTGGTTTGTGCATGATGACGAAGGCTGGCGCATGAAAAAACATGCCCGCGCGCCGTTCTTTCGCTGGCTCGCGTCGTGGGCGATGACGCTCCGGACGCCGGGCGATCTCGGCTACAGTGACGAGGGCTACATCCTGCCGCCGCTGCGGATTCAGGATCATGTCGTGATGGCGTCGGCGCCGCCCGAGGGGATGCTGTTCCACGACATGGCCGCGAAGGGTATTCAAGGGCGACTGGCCGCGCGCTGTGCGTCGATTTCCGATCGCGTGGCGCGGGCGGCGGAGATTGCCGCGCAGCCGGGGCAGTTCATCGTCTGGTGCGGACTCAATGACGAGTCGTCGGCGCTCGCGCGGGCGATTCCCGGCGCGGTGGAAATCTCTGGGCGCGACAGCTATGTCGAGAAGCGCAACGCAATCCTCGGATTCGTCGCGGGCGAGCATCGCGTCATCGTGACGAAAGCAAAGATCGCCGGATTCGGATTGAACCTACAGAACTGTCATCAAATGATCTGCGTCGGCCTCGGAGACAGCTACGAGCAGTATTACCAGCTTATTCGCCGCTGTTGGCGTTTCGGCCAGTCGTCGCCCGTGGACGTACATATCGTGATCAGTGAAGCGGAGACCGGCGTCGTGGCTAACGTGCGGAAGAAAGAGGCGGCGGCGCTCGCCATGTCGCGCGAGTTGCTGTCGGAACTGCGAGACTTTGAACGGGAGGAAATGAGCGCATGAGCACCACGACCGGCCAGAACTGGACCTTGGTCAACGGCGATAGCTGCGAGCAGTTGCCAACGCTCGCGGCGGACAGCGTAGACCTCAGCGTCTACAGTCCGCCGTTCTCGTCGCTGTTTACCTACAGCGCGACGGAGCGCGACATCGGCAACAGCTCAACGCACGAGGAATTTCTCCAGCATTTAGGCTACATCATTCGCGAACTCTATCGCGTGACGAAGCCGGGGCGCCTCTCGTGCTGCCACATCGCGCAGTTGCCGAGCACGAAGGCCACGCACGGCGTGATCGGGCTGATCGATCTGCGCGGGGCGATGATTCAGGCGTTCGCAGCGGACGGCTGGATCTATCACGGCGAAGTCTGCATCGATAAAGACCCACAAGCGCAGGCCATCCGCACGCACTCGAAAGGGCTGCTGTTCGTCCAGCTCAAGAAAGACTCGTCGTGGCTGCGACCCGCGCTCGCGGACTACATCCTCGTGTTCCGCAAGCCTGGCGACAACGCCGTGCCCGTCGTGCCGGATGTCACCAACGAGGAATGGATCGAATTCGCGCGCCCGATCTGGTATGGCATCCGCGAATCGGACACGCTCAACGCGGCGGTTGCCCGCGAGAACGATGACGAGCGCCACATCTGCCCGCTGCAGCTCGGCACCAACGAGCGCTGCATCCGGCTCTGGAGCAATCCGGGCGATCTCGTGCTGTCTCCGTTTGCGGGCATCGGCAGCGAAGGCTACGAGGCCGTGCGGCTCGGGCGCCGGTTCTGGGGCTGCGAACTAAAACCGAGTTACGCGCGCGTGGCCGTGCGGAATCTGCAAACGGCCGAAACGCTCAAGACGCAGGGAGGGCTGTTCGATGGCGAAGTCGTCGCTGCTGAAAAAGCCTAGCGCAATCATCACGCTCGCGAAGGATGTCCCGACGCGATGCCCGGCGCTGTGGGATGCCGAGCCGACGCGCGCCTACGAATCGGGAGGGGTGATTCGGCTGACGTGTCCGGTGTGCGGCTGGACGGAACGCTATCTCGTCACGGATGCCGTATGACATGGACCGTCATCTGCCCGCGCTGCCACCAACCATCTACGCGATCGGTATGTGGCGACACGCAGCCGATATGCCGCCACGAGTATCACGCACCGGACGATTGCGGAGTATGTGGATGGTGTCGTGAAGGCCTGCCGTGGCCGCCACAGGAGCAACCATGATCGACGAATCCTGGCGCCGCCTGCAAGTCGTGCGCGTCTGCGCGAACGGCCATCCCGCCGTCACGTATCTCGCGCAGCGCGATCAGCCCGAGCCGCTGTGTCCGAGCTGCGCCGTGCGCGACTCCCGAGGCCGCCTCATCGCGCCGCCGCAGACGGAGCCGCCCGCGCGGCCGGATGGGCCGTGGGACAACAATAAGTCGTCTCGCTGATTGACAATCTCTGGCATGCCAAGGCAACAGAATCTTAGAATTGTTCCGTGCTCCACCGAACAGGCTAAAAAATACGTGGAACAATTTCACAGGCATCACGGGTCGTCTGTGCAAGCCAAATTCTCAGTAGCGGTTGCCGACGAAAACGGGGTTATTAGAGGCGTTGCTCTGGTTGGACGGCCAGTCGCCAGATTACTGGACGATGGAGCAACATTAGAGGTCAACAGGGTAGCCACTGACGGATGCGCGAACGCTTGTTCTGCGTTGTATGGCGCTGCGCGCAGAATCGCCAAAGAAATGGGATACCAACGTCTTATTACCTATATCAGACAAGACGAACCCGGGATATCTCTTAAGGCCAGTGGTTGGATGTTCGAGCAGGATATCCGGGCACGTTCGTGGAACATGCCGGGGAGACCGCGGATCGATAAAACCGATATTGTGAAACGTGCCCGGTGGTCTGTAGAGCTAAATGCGGAAATTCCTATATTGGTTTGGCCTAAGACAAGCGATCATTCGCCGACTCTTTTTGACTAGTAAAAGGACCTGATATGCCACTCATCCTCTGCTGCGAAGGCCCACGCTGTAACGCCGGCCTCGACGCCGCCACCCAGGAACGCGATCTCATCGCCGCACTGCCCGGCCAGACGCTCGAACTGCGCTCCGAGGCCGAACGCTACGCCCGCGCGAAAGTCAGCGCCACTCTCGCGCGCACGCCGCATACTGAACTGAATCGGCAACGCGGCGGGCGGCTGCTGTTTCGCTGCGATGTCTGCGGACACGAGCGCGTCTACGGTGGCTCGTATTGGGCGCCCTACGTCGGCGAGGGGTCGGAACGGTCGCGGTATTTTCGGTAAATGCTTCAACTCCGCCCTTACCAGCACGCGCTCGTCGACCAGGCGCGCAGCGTCCTGCGGCAGGGCTGCAAGCGGCTGCTCATCCAGTGCCCGACCGGCGCGGGGAAAACCGTGCTGGTCGCGCACATGCTCGCATCCGCGGCGGCACGCGGCAAGCGCGCCTGGTTCTGCGTCCACCGCAAGGAATTGCTTGAGCAGGCCGTCCAGACGTTCGTGGACGCGGCGGACATTCACACCGGCATCGTCGCCGCAGGCTATCCCACCGACGCCTCAGCACCCGTGCAAGTGTGCTCTGTCGGCAGCCTGAAGCGGCGCATGAGCACACTACCCAAGCCGGACCTCCTTGTCTGGGACGAATGCCACCACGTCCCATCCAAGTCGTGGGCGGCGATCGCTGCGGCCGTGCCGCAGGCGCATCAGCTCGGGTTGACCGCCACACCGCAGCGGCTCGACGGGAAGGGCCTCGGCGACTACTTCGATCGACTCCTGCTCGGCCCCACGGTCGCGCAGCTCATCGCGGACGGCTACCTCTCGCCGTATCGCCTCTACGCGCCTGGGACCGTGAGCACGGCGCGTATGCACCATGTGGCTGGGGACTTCAACCGCGCCGAAGTCGCCACAGCGATGAACAGCTCCACCGTCGTGGGTGATGCCGTCGCGACGTATCAGCAGGACGCTGCGGGCGGTCGCGCGCTCGTGTTCGTCTGGTCGCTCGACGCCTCACGCGCGCTCGCAGACGCGTTCACCGCAGCGGGCATCCCTGCAGCCCACGTCGATGGCGAAACGCCAACAGACGAGCGCAAGCGCGCGATGGCGGCCTTTCGCGCGGGATCACTGCGCGTGCTCTGCAATGTCGATCTCTTCGGCGAAGGTCTCGACGTGCCGGCCGTCGATGCCGTCTTTCTGCTCCGTCCCACCGATAGTCTCGGTCTCTACCTCCAGCAATGCGGACGGGGCTTACGTCCCGCGCCCGGCAAGGCCGCCGTCCGCATCTTCGATCACGTCGGCAACTGGACGCGGCACGGCCTGCCCGATGAGGATCGGCAGTGGTCGCTGAAGGGCGAGACGAAGACACCGAGAGAGACCGCGACGGGCCGCCGCTGCGCCGAGTGCTTCGCGGTGTCGCCGCCGGGGGCGCGGGTATGTGCGGCCTGCGGTGCGGCGTTCCCACGCAAGGAGCGCAAGGTCGAGCAGACAGATGGCGTGCTCGTCGAAGCCAACCTCACCGAGCTGCGCGCGCGGTTGCACGAGCGTGAAGCGCAATGCCGGACGCTGCAGGACTGGCAAGACCTCGCGAAAGAGATGAAATACGCCTCGGGATGGGCGTGGTATCGATGGACGGCTAGGCGTAGGGGCGCTGGGTTACGAAGCGCCACAAGTCAATAGAATCGATTTGTGAGGCATCCTGCATGGCATCTGAAACCGCGCTTCTCAGCCGTCTTCTCATCCGCGTATCGCAACTCGGCGCACGGATTTTCCGGAACAACGTCGGCCGTCTGCAAGACCGACGCGGGCGATGGGTGCAATACGGCCTCTGCGTCGGCAGCTCGGATCTCATCGGCTACGTGCCGGTAATCATCCAGCCGGAACACGTTGGGCGCACTATAGCCGTGTTCCTGGCGATCGAGTGCAAGAGCGCCGATGGCCGCCTCCGTCCAGAACAGCAGCAATTCCTCAAGGTCGTGCAGTCTCACGGCGGGATCGTCTGTGTTGCGCGCTCCGAGTCCGACGCGGAGATAGCGCTCGCGCCGTGGCTGCGATAGAATATCGCTACGTCGGGCGGGCTGGCCGGCCTCGCTCGCGCGCACGTCCGTGCTGACTCGCGGCCGTGGCCCGACGCTCTTTCACCTAGTCAGGGGTGCGATGTGTTGACACCAGAACAGCCGACGCGCGTATGAGCGCGTCTGATCCCAACGCGAAATTCCGCACGGCTATCACGCCGCACAACGCCGTTGCGGCGTGGAACCTCGCGGCCAACGACAAGCAGAAACCCTACAGCACCCACGCGAATATCGGCATCGCGCTCGACCATTCGCTCGAGCTACTGCGCGGCGCGCACTACGATGAATTCCTTGACAAGATCATCGTGGACGGGCGCCAATGGCGCGACGACGACGATACGGGTCTCTGCATGTGGCTGCAAGAGCGCATCGGCTTGCTCTACGCGACACCCGCGATGGTCCACGCGGTGCTCGCGCATCGGTTGCGCGCGACGCCGCGTCACTGCGTTCGCGAATATTTCGACGCGCTCGTGTGGGATGGGATTCCGCGCATCGCGTTTGCCTTCGAGGAGTATTGGGGCGCGGAGTTTGGGCCGCATCAATCCTGCGAATACGTCCGCGCCGTCAGCGCGAATTTCTTCATTGGTCCTGTCGCTCGTGTTTATGCTCCAGGCTGCCAGCTCGACACGATGGTGGTGTTCGAAGGCGAGCAAGGCGTGAAGAAAAGCAGCGCACTCCGCACGCTCGGCGGCGACTGGTATATGGCCGCGACCGAATCGGTGATGTCGAAAGACTTTCAGCAATCCTTCCCCGGTGCGCTGGTGATTGAAATCCCCGAAATGGAGTCGTTCAGTAAAGCCGACCGCAATCGAATCAAGTCCATCATCAGCAATCCCGTCGATAAATACCGCCCGAGCTATGGCCGCCACGCGCAAAACTTCCCGCGGCAATGCGTGTTCGCCGGCACCACGAATCAAGACGATTGGGGCAACGACGACACCGGCCTGCGTCGGTTCTGGCCGGTGCGGTGTGGCGAAATCGACCATCCGGGCATCGCGCAGCGGCGCGACGACTGGTATGCCGAGGCCGTCGCGCTCTACAAGGCTAAAGCCACCTGGTGGGAGGTGCCGCGGGAGGCCGCCCGTGCGGCGCAGGCCGATCGACAGGTCGAAGATCCGTGGACAGCGACGGTGCTGGATTGGTGCCGTCTCAAGAGCGATGTGACCTCGACCGAAGTCCTCACGAGCGCCTTGAAGTTTCGCGAGGCCGACATTGGCCGCGTGGAGCAGCTCCGGGTCGGGAGCATCTTGCGACTCGCGGGGTGGAAGCGTCAAACCGTCCGCAGGAATGGCTATCCACTGAAAGCATGGTTCATGCCATCATGAACCGATGTTTTTGGTTACACGTAAATCTCGGTTACGTTTAAGTTGTTGAAACCAAAGATATGTAACCGTTGTAACCGTTGTAACCGATAGTTTTAATATATATACATAGCGCGCGCACAGGTAAGCTCCATAGGATCGGTGGTTACATCGGTTACACGGTTACACGGTAACATTTCAGGAGGCGCACATGGATGAGCTGGTTAGGCGGTTGCGGGCGCACGTGGTCGGCCCATCGATCGACACGGAAGAGGCCCGTCAGCGCGCTGTGGAGGGCTTAGCGGAGGGCTTAGCGTGGCGTTCGCGCGAGAAGGATCATGCGTCGGAGCTGAAGCAGGCCGCGGACGCCATCGCCACGCTCACGGCTGAACTTGCTGCGCTCAAGCGTCAGATGATCGCCGTGCTCGTGCGTGACCTAGGGCATGACCACGCGCCGCTGTATGGCTTCGCGCCGATACGACATCAGTTCGCGTGGACGATGGCGACGGACGGGTTGAGCGCGGAGGATGTTGCGCAGCGCGTGGAGGAAACGAAGGCTCGGGCCGTGGATGACGGTGAGCCGTTCGTGGGGTATCTGGACCGTCGCGGGCGTGTGTCCACGCTCACGGCGGCGCTGGAGGGGCTGGTAGCGTCGGCAAACAACAATATGGGCAGCGACAGCCGATTCGATGATGCGCTCGCCGCCGCTCGCGCCGCGCTGCGGGAGGTGGGACGTGGCTGTTGACCGCGCGCACCTTGCGCGAGTCCAGGCGGTTCTGGACGTGCTCACCGACTGCTATGATGAACGCGGCCCAGCCCACGCCTCAGCCCTCGCCGTGATTGCGTGCGAAGATGCTATCTTCGCCTATACTCTCGGGGCCAAGCTCGGCCTGTCGCCTCGTCAGGTCGCCGATCAGTCGCGCGTCACGATGGCGCAGATTCAGGTAGAGGCGCGCTTGGCATCGTTGCCTGGGAGCCCCTATGAATAAGCGTCGGCGGTTCAAGGCGAAGCGGCGACGGCTGGTGGCGCGGCGGATGATGCCGGGACCGTTCGCGCAATTGCAGTTCCATCGTGACGCGTTCGCGTTGGTGTGGCCGCAACTCGACGCTGACGTGAACAGGCGCCTACACGCGCGCGGCTATCGCGGCCTCTTGCGCCCCGGTGTAGACTGAGCAGCGACATGGCTGACTGCTTTCACGTTGGCGATACTATAAAAATGCGATTGTTCTGGTGCTCGGTCCATGGATGGGTCCTTGAGCGCAACGTGTGGCGTCACGAGAACAACCATGAACATTGGCGATCTCTGGATGTGGTCGCCTATCAACGCGCCATGTCGGTCCATGTCCAATGAAACCCTGGATCTGCCCGCGCTGCCAGTCCGAGCAGACGCACGACACGCACTGCCAGAACTGCGACCAGCCGCGCTTCCAGTGGTTCGAGGAGCAAATCTGCCGGCACATCCTCGAGCACATCGAGGACGGCATCAGCGAGCCGCTGGAGATGTTCACGGCGCTGAAGGACCGCCCGTGCTATGCGTCGTGGCCCGGCAGCGTGGCGCTCGTCGCGCGCTACATGCGGCTGCTGACGAAGGACACAAAGCTCCTCGCCGGCCAGATTGCCGACGCCCACGCAGCGCGCATGATGCTCGACGTCGTTCACCACGGCGACACGAAGGATAAGATCGCGATCTTGAAGGGGCGGCAGGTGCTCGGCGACACGATCAAGCACGACATTCAGGGCACGACGGTCGTCAAGCACGTCTACGAGACGGAGCCTCCGAAGTCGTGACCGAGCGCGAAGTCACGATGCGCTGGCGCAAGCCGATCGGCGATTTCATGCGCGACGAGACGCCTGAAATCGACCTTGAAGGAGCGCTGTCTTCTGGCAAAACGACCGCGTGCTGTTGGAAGGAATTCAACTCGTATCAAGAGATGCCAGGCATTCACGGCTGGATTGGACGCTACGGCGACGGAGAGACACAGACGAAGGTCCGCCCCGCGTTTGAGCAGGTCTGCCAAGAGGCCGGTTGTATTCCCCGCTGGAACGCCAAGGAACTCGCGTATGAGTTCCCGAACGGATCAAAAGCGTTCAGTTACGGCCTGAAGTCTCCAGACGCGCTCTCTCGCTACTCGAAGATGCGCGGCATGGGCGTGGCTCGCATCTACAACGACCAGACGGAGGAGTTGCCGGAGGACTTTAGTCTTGAGCTGCGCTTGCGCCTACGGCAACCAGGCTTTCCGCACCAGTTGATTTTTAGTCCTAATCCGCCGAACGTGACGCATTGGTTGGCGAAGCAGTTTCCCTCGAATAACAGCATCCCAAATCGTCGCTACTACGCCGTCAGCATCCACGATAACGCGCACAACCTCCCCGCAGCGCTGTTGCAGGCGGCGCTCCAGTCGTTTCCGCCGGATCATGCGAAGCATCGCAGTTCTATCCTCGGCTTGCGCGGCATGAACGTCACGGGCGAGCCGGTCTACAAGGGCGCGTTCGTGCGGGCGCTGCACGAGGTCAAGCTCGCGTATGACCCACGCCTACCGCTGGAGATGGGCCTCGACTTCGGCAAGCATCATCCGTGCGCGATTTTTCGTCAGGTGTCGCCGCTCGGTCAGGTCCGCTATCTCGGCGGCATTCTCGGCCAGTCGCTCTACCTGGATGACTTCCTCGACCTCGTGCTGCGCTATCGCGCACAGTGGTTCCCTGATCCGATCGCTCTGAAAGAGTGCTGCGACCCGGCGGGCGCGTCGAATCCCATCGGCGTGGACATGGGGCAGACGCTGCGGTCCAAGGGCATCCGCGCCGTGTATCAACAGGACAGCAACAGTCCGGCGATGCGCGTGGCCGCCGTCGAGCGGATTGCGGCACAGATGCGACGGCGCGCGGCGGATCGGCAGGAGTCCTTCGCCATCAACAGTGATCCCGAGCGATGGCTGACGATTTCCGAGTCCGCGACGACGCTCGACTTGTTTCTCGCAGACGGCTTTGAGGCCGGCTACGTCTGGGATGAGCACATGGTGAGCGTGGGCAACAAGCAAGTCCGCAAGCCGAAGGCGGACGGCTGGTATGAGCACGGTCAGGTCTGCACGCAGTATCTGGAGTTGAACTTCGGCAGCGCGCCGCCGAAGCCGCGCGTCCAACGCCAGTCGCGGATGCCGATGGTGACGGGCGAGCACGGGTGGATGGGCTGAGGGTGGGGGTAGGGTGTATACTGCGGGGCAATTCGCATGAACCGACGCGCCTTTCTCGCCACGCTCGCGACTGCTGCCGCCGGACTCGCGCTTGATCCCGAGCGGTTGCTATGGGTGCCGGGAGCGAAGACGATTTTCCTGCCGGCAGAGAAGCCGTCGTTGGTGTCGTCGTGGGCGCTTACGCGGGGCGATATCGTTACGCTCAGTGGCGTGTTCGCGGTCAATCCAATGACTGGCGAAGAACGGCCATACACCCAGCAATTCGTGATCACATCAGATGTATCGTATGGCGACGTGCCGGTTTCTCTGCTCTGTCCGCGCCCGATCGATGCGGGTCCGTATCGCAACGTGAATCGATTCAGCGGTAGGCACACCGTCCAACCGCTATTCACCGGCAAGGAAATCCCCGTCGCGGTGGAGTGGAGCATGCCCGCATGAGTGAAGCCTCCGAGCGCATCAGACGCCGCGATCTCCGCCGCGCGGTCGGCGTGGAAGCGGTCAGCGAAATCGAGCAGCAGGGCGTCGCGCTCGCGCATCACGCGTTTGTGCTGAACCAGCACACGCAGCAGTTGCACGAGGTGCAGAAGCGGATCGATGGGCTTTCGGAGTGGCTGCGCGCCGACAGACGCGTCGGCACCATCGTCCCTGTCCTTGGATACGATATCGACACCGACACGTATCCGTTCCGAGATGCAGAAGCGCGGCAGGCCGTGCGCCTCGCCATCGGCGCGTCCTTCCTTGCCCGTCTCCGCTGGCTGTTCCTCGGACGCTGAGACATGCCCGCATCCGCCGCCACGAAGAAATTCCTCCAACTCGCCCGCGACCGCTTCAAGCTCGGACAAGAGGCCAAGTCGAAGCAGACCAAGCGCGAGCTCGAGGACATCGCGTTCTACAACGGCGAGCAGTGGCCGGAGGATGTGAAGAACATCCGCAAGGGGCAAGCCGCACAGAACGGGATGCCGCCCGTGCCGGCGCGGCCGATGATCACCATCAACAAGACGCGGCCCCCGATTCAGCAGGTGCTGAACGGCGAGCGCCAGTCGGACATGGGCATCTCGATCGTGCCGGCCGACGACTTCGGCGACGTAGCCGAGCCGATCGACGAGACGGAAATCAAGCTGCGCGAAGGGCTGACGCGTCGCATCCAGCGCGAGTCAAAAGCCGCGGACGCGCGGACGTGGGCGTTCTCGCGCGCCGTGATTGCCGGGTCCGGCTACTACGGCGTGATGACGCGCTACGTGCCGGGCAAGACGAACGACCAGGAAATCTTCGTCAACCGCTTCTATAACCAGGCATGCGTGACGGGCGACCCCGCGCGCGAACAGCCAGACGGGTCGGATGCGGAGTGGTGGTTCGTCGCGACGGACCTGCCGTGGGACGCCTACGTTGCGGAGCATCCCAAGCGGAAGAACCAGAAGAACGAGATGTGCGACTGTTCCGACGAGCAGTGGCGCACGCTCGGCGATGAGCGCTCGGAGTGGTTCCACACGGACGGCGAGACGCGCATGGTCCGAGTCGTGGACTACTGGTATACCGTGCGCGAGAGTCGCGAGCTCGTCACGTTCACAGACGGCCAGTCGGAGCGCGTGGAGTG